ATTTCTTTTACTAATTTAGACTTAACTAACATTTCAAACATACTTTCGTATTTAGTTTGCACTTTCTGATACTCTGCAGCTGTAGTAGGATAGTTGCCATTCTGTTTAGTCTCACTATTATATAATTGTTTGTCAACCATAGCAGATAATTTCTCAACTAAATTTAGAGGTGCCTTACCTAATCTAGCTTTAGAAGCACCTATTTCAGTTCCTTCAAATTTTAAATTTGCTAATCTTGATGTAGTATTACCTTTTAGTTGAAACTTAGCAATTTCTTTTGTTTTATCTTTTAGAAAGATATTTGTATCTTGCGTGGCAAATTCATCTTTACTTTTCAAATTTAATTTACAAACTATTCTTGATGTTTTAAAATCAAATTCACCTTGCATATTTTCTAACCTTTTAAAAAATGCGTCAGTAACATTTACTTCTTCATACATCGCTGTTTTACCTGATATTAGTTTTAAAGATATACCAACTATCTCTCTTTTTTGAAACATGGATCTCATGATAGCATTTAACTCTTTAATTGTTTGTGTTCCTCCTTTAGCAACGCCTGCTCCTTCTAACTCTTTTGTTATTTTATTTCTAAATCTTGGTGAGTCTTTTATTAACCAGATGTCAGCAGGATCCCATGCGTCTTTTCTTGAAATACCAAACTTATCTTTTATAAGGTCAGTTATAAACTTCATAAATCCACCATCACGATTAAATACTGTAAATTTAGCGTTAGAAAATTCTTTTAATAATCTTTGTTGTTGTAAATAAAATGTATTGATCCATTTACCTTCTACTGTTTTTTTATCTATCGGAGTTCTAAATTTTAATAAAAGTTGACCTCTGTAAGTAAATATTTTATCAAGACCTTTTTTAGTTTGTTTGTCTTTTATTATAGATTCTGGAGAGACAAATTCTTTGTTATCTTTGAAAGCACGCTCACAAATAAATGCTGTTGCCAACTCTTGCATGGCAGTAAATTCAGCGTCTGATATATTAATATTGTTTATAGTTGGCATACTAGAATGTTGTCTAAAAAGTAATGTTTTTGTTTACATTAATTTCAGGTGTTAGTCCTAAGAATTTCATCATTCTTTGAATACCTGATTGAATAAAACTTAAAATTTTAGATATTATATTAGAATATATACTTTTTGCTTTTCTTTTAATTACATCTAGTATACCTTCATTCAATGCTTCACTTTCGCTTGCAGCCATAGCGTCAACGATTAATGAAACAACTGACCAGAAATTATACTCGCCAGTCTTTTGTTTATTTACAACTCTACCACTTGTTTTAAATCTTGCTTGTAATCTCATTTTATTGGCAATTTGCATACAATACTTATCATCATTAACAGAATGTATGCTAACTGACCTTCCATCTTTTGAAGCAACAACCATAAATTCAGCTGCACTATTACTTTTCTGACCATATTTTTCATAGCCAGACATCGCCTCTCTTGCAAACGCAATCTTAAAATCTGAATTTGATTCAAATAAAATACCTAATTCTTTCATACAATCTTTGTGTGCTTTTTCAGCTGCATTAACAACTGGATTATTACCTTTTTTTATTATAGGTCTTAACTGTCCAGGTGCTAACGTGCTTTTAACAAAACTTTCAAAGATATTTGCTGTTGTTTTAAATTGTTTTGTTCTTGATAAGTTTGGTGTAGATTTTAAAGCAGCATAAAATGTTGCTGAAGATTCTGCTCGACCTCCAGACATTAATTGAGCTAAACCTATCTTTAAAGATAGTCTTTTATTACCTATGAGTATATCTGTTTTAGGAGTGGTATCTGTTGCACCGTAAGATTTCCAAAAAGATGTTAGAGAGGATTTAGCACGACCATATTGTTCTGCTTTTGCGTTTTTATTTCCAAAGTGTTTTGCTATTGCTGTTGCGATTTTTCTACCTGCGTCTAAAGCATCAGGATTTTTCATTAGTGTTTTATATACACTATCACTAATACCTGAGGAAGCAGGATCAAATTTTTTACGATTGTTTTTATACCAACCGATAACTATTGCTGCTTCATAATCTTCAGCTTTTAATGCTTCTGTAAGGTGAAATTGTTTAAAACTTTTCATCCCTATATTTATAACAGGAATAGATTTAAATGTCAAGCGTTAATTAGGTAATGCTTTACACTTAAATACTAGTGAAACTCTAAACTTATCACCCTCCACTGCTCTTGCAACATGAGGTATTCTTGCGTCAAACAATACAACACGCCCTGCTCTTGGCCAATATGATTTAACAATGTTCATATTTGGGTTGCCATTGAGACCATAGGGTGTATTGATTGCCATTGCTTTCATTTCATCATTTAGATTAGGTGTCCAGAACTCAATTGTGCCACCATCTTCTGGTCGCCAGTCAGGTGTTAGATATACAATAACTGTATATTGGTCACCTGTCCAACCATCTATATGAATGCCACCTGATTGACCTGCACTATGACCATTAAGATAATGTCTTAAAAGTTTTGCTCCAGGATTTACTTTATCCCAAATCTCTTGTACCCAATCTTGTTCAATCTCATAATCAACTTCTTCAGTATCACTACCACCTAGATGAATATGTTTGTAACCAGGTGTCTTTGCCTCGTCTTTCATCTGTGTTGTAGAGTACCAACCATCTTGCCAATTTAGTTTCATAACAATGTCGTGATATCTTTTTATATCTTCTTCAGATATTGTTTCGTCTGAAGCTTGTATAATTTTATGATAGTCACCACCCTTTAAAGCGTTGGCATTTATTGTATATACTTTGTCAGTTTTTGTATCTGTAATTTCAAACTTTTCAGGATCTTCTGGATTACCTATTGATTCAATATCATACGGTTTCTCGGTCATTTTTTTCTTCTTCCTCTTCAAACAATATCATAGTAATTAAACTATAAATTGCCATATCCATTAAGGTGTCTTTGATACTTTCTTCTTTAAATTTAAACTCACCTTTTTTAATAAAGTTACTTATACGAGCATACTTATCACCCATACGAACAACGGAACCTTGCCAAGCAGGTATACCTGATAATTCAGACAATCTAAAGTTAGCAAAGATATCTTCATTTGCACCATAATCATGTCGTTTTTTATCATGTAATGTTTTAATTACATCTATGATTTCGTAAAATCTTTTGCTTTGTTTGTTTATATCGTCCATTATATTTTTCCTAGTGTTAAAAATTTAACAACTCCTCCTTGGTTCTCCCATTGTTTGTGTTTGTTTTGATGGTCGCAAACCTTTTGTGCCTCATCTTCAAATTCAGACTCAGTAATGATACTGCCCGATGGTCGTTCAATACATAACCAACGAACCTTATCTTTTCTCTTGACGAGTTTTACTTCATAAGAAATCTTATGTTTCTTCACTCTAGGTTTTTTTGCGACCTTTCTGACCATACTTACTCTGCCGGTGTTTCTGCAGGCGCTTCTACTGGTACATCTGCTGTATCAGTTTTAACTTCTTCAGATTGAGCTGTATCTTTAGGTGCTTCAGTTTCAGCAGCTGCAGGTACATTGTCCATAACATACTTTGAATACCATTGAGATAGTATTTTAGAGTTTTGTTGTTCAACACTTGCTTTAGCAGCAGCTTGTTGATTTACACTTATTTGTACGATAGCGTGTTTCAATTCATTACTGAATTTAGTTTCGTCATACCATTTTTCGTTTATTTTAATAGCCATTGTTTTCTCCTTTGTTACTATTATACTTTAAAATCTGAGAATTTTCCCAGTCTTTTAAACTTATCATTAGATGATAGCGTTTCTTGACCACTATCAACTAAATCAGATTGTGCGTTTTGTTCTACATCATAGAAACGCATTTTAGACCTATCAACACCAAGTATAAACTTTCGATTTACAGTTGGGTCGTTATATCTGTTTTTAAGTTGTTTAACCATTATCTGATTTTTTTCTTCTAGTTCTTCACTTGATATCAAAGCAAACATAAAGTCTGCTGTTGCAGGAAGACCAAAAGATTCTGAGGTATCTTCTAACCCCACATCACTACTTACAAAACCACCTCTTGTAGTTTGTGTAGCAGAGAATATTGGAATGTCATGTTCTACAGCAAGGCCTCTTAATTCTTCAGCAATTGCTTTAATCATTGTATAACTATTCACATTTGAACCAGACTTAAATCTAGATGATGTACATATATTTAGATAGTCAATAAATACGATATCTGGTTTAAAAGATTTCTTTAATGCTAATTCACTAATCAAATTTTTAAAATGACCTGTGTGAGCAGTAGCAGTAGGATATTCTTTGATAATTAATGTACCTGTCGTTTTACTTTGTAACTTGTTTATCTTTGTCTCATACATTGTATATGGTAATTCTTCTAAATCACTCATACCGACATTCAATAAGTTTGCGTCTATTCTTTCAGCAATTCTTTCTTCAGCCATTTCTAAAGTTATATACAATACATTCTTACCTTGTAATAATACAGATGAAGCAAGGTGTGTCATAAACATTGTCTTACCAACACCAGTACCTGCAAGACAAATATT